TTCACTCTGATTTACTTGTGTCGATTTAATATCAACCCTTAAAAAATCATTTTGGGCCAGTGTGTTAACAGCAAAATCACCTTCAGAGCTTGTTGCGTAATTACCGGCAGCAAACCCTAGCGAAATATTACTGTTCAGCATTGTTGCCATCGTTCCAAGCGTTGACCCTTTCAGTATATCAACCTCCAAGTTTCCGCTAGTACCTGCAATTAAACTTGAAATTGTTGCTGAGACAATATTTATTCCAGCTGGTGCTCTAAATATTCTTGTATAGTCAATGATTGTGTCATTTTCCTTTGTAAATGCGTTAACAAGAACATGCTTTGGCGCTGTCTCACTTGATCCATAAAGAACTCTGTTTCCTCTTTTTACCGTCTTTGGTACACCATCACCATCATATGTAATTGGCTCGTCAGCTCCAGCATTAATAAAGTTGTCTGAATTATCTGCATACCTAGCGCTTGATGATCCGGTACTGTTAGACGTTGTTGTTTCCTCATAATGCATGTGACTTTTTAAAATATCACTTCTTGAAGTTCCTATACTTGAATCACCTTGAGGATCTCTGCCCCTTCCGTTGTCCTTGAGCCTTAAAAAGTCACCTCTGGCATCTGGTGCAGTAGGGCCAAGAAATGATTCAAGGTCTGTTCCTGATAAAGATTGACCCTTGATCAACTTCCACTCTGCTCCGTATCTTTTTTGAAATTCTGTTTCTGACAAAAATGACCAAACTATTTCGCCAACCCTTGCAGTTTCAAGGTTTACAACCTCGCTAAAAATAACGGTCTTTGCCCCGCCACCAGTTTCAACAGAGTTTATTCTTGATTCATGATCATCAAAATTAGTTCTAACCTTGTTCATTAATCCAGTTGTTACTGGTTTTCCAGCTGCAACATTGGTAGAGTTTATTGAGTCGTAAGCCATGGTTTATCCTATTAAGTTTGTCCTATATTCTTCGTTGTTTGTAATTATACCATTATCTTCTGTAATATATCCATTAAGCGATCTTTCTATTTCTGATGACAATGGAAAATCTGATGCTGTATCTTCTGTTATTATAGCGACTTTGTTCATCATTCCGCTAACGTCAGTTATTTCAACATCAACCCCTTCGTGATTTTTTGCTATTTTTGATATATAACCAATCCTGTTTTTATCATTAGCTGTTCCATACCTGTTAAATAACCGGTCAAAGCTAAATAACAATGGAGTATTTAGGCTTTTTCTTATAAGCGCCAATTTGGTTGAAACCCTCATTACAGAATTTGATGTTTCTCTTAATAGTGACAGCCTAGAGCCTAGAATTTCAGCATCAAGATCATTATAGACATAAAAATCAGCTATTTCTTCGCGGTTTATGCTGGAAATATTTGAAACATATTCATTTTCTATGCTGCTTGATGCACTTCCTATTTCCCCGGTAAATCTATCATGGTCAAAATGGCGATAATTAAACGTTATGGTTTTTGTTATGTTTTTACCTGATGATGACAAGTCAAAATCAATAACATCTGCATCTGAAATTGTTTCTGTGATATTCTCTTTATTTGGAGTCATTACGGAATATGTTATTTCGTAATCAAAATTATTATAAAGACTTCCAAATATACTAACATTTACCCGGTCAATTACATCTCTAACTATTGGCCTATCTGAACCGAAGTCAGCTGGCACCAAGACAGACATTAAATAAGGAACTTCAGTTATTGCGCTGTCAAAGCTTGCTGTATTTACTGTTAACCCAGACTCCTCTAACAAGTCCCTTACTATTTCAGGGCCATACTTAATCCATTCTCCAGTTTTTAAGTTGTTCTTTGTTTTACCAAGGCAATCTACGCTAATAATCGTTTCATCATTGGCGTAATTTGGCCTTTTTCTTATTGTTGGAGCTGTTACGGTAACATCTGAATAATCTTGTCTTAACACCAAATTGGTATCATCTGTTACCTGTAAAACTTCATAATAATTGCTCTCACCAACAGGTAGAAGCCAATCTCTAGGCTTTATTTCTTCTTTAAATCTTGTTCCTGACCCAGAAACAAGTTTTGATCCATTGGTAAACGTAAGGTTTGCACCAGTTAAAACATTTGGCCTAACGATATTAAATTCAGCCAGGCCATCAAGAACAATTTTACACTCTCCACCTGTATTTTGAACGGTGAAATCCCTGTTTAAAATTGCCTCTTCCTTGTCGATGTAGCATTTTTGAATTGATGACTTAAAAACTGTTGAGCCAATGACCGGTGAAGTATCAAGGTTTGTTTCTAGCACTAAAATATTGCCAGAAATACGCTTTATTTGCCTCCTTGTGCTTCCAAAAAATACAAAATCACCAGACTCCATATCGGCGACACTTGCTACCTCTATTCTGTTCAACTGAATTGGATCTACCACGGTCGTCGTAGGCTCTCTTAATTCATGAGATGAAACATGATAGATTCTATTTTTTCCTCTATAAGGAATTGACGGAGAGTTTTTTAGCGATTGCGCTGAAAATGTTTTGTCAATATTTTCTGTTATTGTGAAAAAATTTCCACTTATATCAACTGTTTGAACAGAATATGAGAATTTTTCATCATTCCCATCTATGTAAAAAACAGTGTCATCTGGTGAAAGCTCATTTAAAATATTTGCCCCTGAAGCATTAATTGTAGCTGTTCCAGCAGTTCCTGAAAATGTTCCCTGCATGCTGAAACCATCAAGCAATGGGTCAAGATGTACGGTTTTAACGCCATCTGCCCTTCCATAAATCCTTCTTTTTGGCCGGCCAAGCACGGAAGCCGACAGGTCACCATCTATGCTTGAGAAATATGGCAATGGAACTTCATCACGCAGCTTGTCAACAAAGTCAACCACTCTAAAGATAACCGAAATTGGAGAAAATTTCTTTGTTTCAATAAATCCCTTGAAAATTCTCTTTGCTTCACCGCCTCCATATGAAAAAATCTGTGCTTCAGTTCCCTCCCAGAATAATTTTTCAAAAATATCATCAAAATTTCCATCATTATTCTCAAGAGTCACGTTGCCGCTTCCAGTCAATGAAATGCCAGTTAGGTCATCACTGTCAAGATCGGCAGAGAACTTGCTTTCAGACTTCATCAGGGCTTCGTATTCTACCTCTCTGCCGCTTTGAAGGTCGAATGGCAATATCTTAGGTGCATTTGAGTAAAAAAGGCGATATTCAACGACTGTGAAGCTGTCAGCCGGGCTTGTATCATCAAACAGCCTGACATATAAAATCTTTGTTGTCGCATCAAAGAAAAATTCTCCCGATGACAAAGAAGAGCTTGACGCTTCTACAAGTTGGGCCTGGCCAACAATAACACCACGAACATAATAATTAGCGCTAAAGCTATATGTTGGAGCACTTCCACCGTTCCACCCCTCTAGTATCCTTTGCCTTGGATGCAACCAGCACAGAGATATTTTCTCAGATGATGGCTCTTGAATATAATCATTGAAACTCATATCGCCTCTTTCAAGGTCGTGTTGGTATCATATAACGCATAGTGATTATTTCTTATTCTTGGTCTATCTGTGAAGTTAAAAAGCCCGGCATATCTTCCACCGTGTAGGCTAATTGCTTCCTGACTATCCATAACAACCCAAACTGGCTTGCTTTTTCCGCAATAATCCCACATGACAGATAACAGCTCCACTTCATCCTTTTCCAGAAGCCTGTGCGATCCATTCAATCTTTTTACAGAATTTAATTCATCTGTAAATTGTTGGCCATATCGATTTTCCACAACTTTTGACTGGTCGGCTTCCTGAAATGACCATCCCAGCTCCATATCGTTATCCATTTCAATATATCGACCAATGAAAATATTCGATAGCTCAAAATAATCTGTTCCAGTCCCGCTTACTCTCCAAAATCTATAATTTTGATCAACGGAAAGATATTTAAACCCCAAATTGAATTGAGGATCAAAGTCAACCGTTGTGGAAAATGCTGGAGATGAAAAGTCGCTGGTTGCATTTGCTTCAAAAGTAAGCGATCCGTTAAACCCTACCCCAGTAAATCCGTTTGCTCTAACAAGTAGTGCGTTTACTGTTTCAGTCGTCTTTAGGTCAAAAATAACGCTTGCTGACGGTGTTCCCGAAACAGATCGGTAAACTTTGTTTTGGAAGGTTTTTTTGATGTTGCTTGCCGGGAAAAAAGGATCTTCACTTGATGCTGTTATAACAGTGCTGTCTTGAGCCGCCAAATTGAAATAACTCCACTTGCTCATATTCTAACCCCCGCATCTCTTTGATCCCTGACAACCTTTGCTAGCTCTCTTCCGTTTGCTTCTAAAATAACCGGTCGCTGTCTGATAGCATCTGCCAAATCGCTCAAAGCGTTTGAAATATCTTCATTGTTGCCAGTTCCACCCTTGTTGATCATGTTAAATAATCTTGTCTGTTGCGCTTTGGTTAGAAACATTTCATCGCCATTCGCTCTTACTATGGTTTGATCTCCAGCTTTGGGGCCATCAACAATCCCGCCCTCTCTAAATGTGGCCAGGCCTGATATTCTAGCAACGTTGGCAGCTGCCGCTGCACCTACTGCCGCAGCCAATGGAATAGAAAATGGATATGGAACAGAAGAAAGCGTTTTTTGAACCGCTAAAACGCCATCAATTGTCGCTGTGGTAACTGCCGCTGCTTTTCCAATCGCCCTTAAAGAGCTATTTTTGGCATTAGAAAGTGAAACTATATTATTGAAAGTATCCCTCATTGTTCCAAGTCGTTCTTTGAAAGTGGCTTTCTCCCACTTCTGTTCGGCTAGTGCAGCATTTCTTTCAAGACTAAAGAAAGACTTCATCGACCCTTCTTTTTGCTTTAAATGCTTTTCTTCAAGCTTCCTTCTGAACTCCATCATTTTTTCAAGGGCTTCACTGTGCTTGTTTTCAGATTCAAGTTCTCTGGCCTGGTAAACTAGCTTCAGTAATTCTTTGTCACTTAAAAACTTCTCATATACTTGAAGCTCTTCAACGTTTTTTAACTCAGCTTCAATTTTCCCTAGCTCTTCTTCTTCTTTTGCAATGGCTTTTCTTGCTTCGTTCAAGGCAGCAATCAGGCTAAATGTTTTCTTGTGTTCCTCTCTTTTCTTCCCTTCACTTGCAATGGTTCTTTCGTTTGATTCCGTTAATGCTGCAATCTCCGCTTCTTTTGCGGCATCTAAGCTTGAAACAAGCTTTTTGCGCTCTTCGATTGTCCTTTTGACGGCAGCTATTTTTTCATCCTCTTGGCTTGATACCTGCTTGTTGATTTTTGCCGTCTTTTCAAGCTCGCTCGCATAGGCGCTTTGAACCCCTAACAGTCTTAAAATAGCAGCTGGTGCTCGCTGTAGATATGCAGCTAAATCAGTTCCAAATTCAATAACCGCGTTTTTTGCCTGTAATAAATTGAGTTTGAAATCAAGCCAGTACAGATTTATTTTTACTAACAACTTAGACAACCCAAAAATCGTAGATATTAATCCGGTTTGAATTGCAAGGGCAGCATCGGAAATGGCAGACTTCACAACGGTTATTATTTCACTTGATTCTTCAAGCCATCGCATTATTGCTCGCCAAGTATTCGTGAATATCTTGGTTTGATCGTCAAGCCTTTTTAATGCTTGATATATTAAGTAAAACACTCCGACAACTACGGCAATTTTTGCGGCAATTAACACAAATGGGGCAAGCATTGCCCACGCTGCTTTTGTAACAGCAATTAAACTAACCTTCATTAATCCAAATACTGAATTAACTGTTAATCCAGCAGTTCCTATTTTTAACAAGCTGGCAGATATGGCCGCCGAAAGCCTCGGCATACTCGCCGCCAAGCTTTTTGTTATTAATTCTGCCTGTGATAGTCTGATGACAAAGTTTGCAATTGATTGATTTGCTAATAATATATTAAGCGCTTTTATAGATGTCCCAACAAGGACAATGGCAAATGACCATTTAATAAATGCTCCAACCACCTGAAGAACTCGTCCAAGTGAAGCTGTTAAAAACCCACCAAGCTCTAAAACCCCGCTTGATAAATCAGAGATCAATGAAACAGCTACGGCCATATTTCTGTTAAAAAAGCTTTCAATTACTTCTGCACCTTCACCGAACGATTTATTCATGTTCTCTATGGCAGAAGTCATTTGCCTTGTTGCCCCTTCAGATGTTGCCAATGTCGCCGCGGCAATTCCTTGCGTGACAACGGTTTTTTCAAGAAGTGCATTATATCTAAGCTGTATTTTCTCTGAATCAGATAGTTTTGTAATTCTTTTATCCAACTGCTCGGCCGCATGTGTTTCAGCGATAGCATGTTGGGTCAAACTAACACCCATATTTTGAAGCATAACAGTTTGGCCACCAAGTGCCTCAACCACGGCAAGGGTAGACTGAAACAAGTCCTTGTGGTTCGCAGCTGCCAAATCAGCTATAATTGGCAACAGCGATTTCATTTGGTCTTTGGTTAATCCTAGAGAGTGACCAACTCGGAGAAGTTCCGATGTAGACATCTGAAGTTCTGACGTTGCATATCCTGTAGTCTCTGATAACAACTGGAGTTCCTTATTCCACTCCTCTACTGCACCTGTTGCCCCTCTTGTCTCTTCATTTAGTCTTTGAACAATAAAGGTAAAGGTAAAGGTTGAATCTTTTAACTTGTTCATTATTTTAACTGACTCTTGAACAGCTCCAACCATTTTGGTTCCGAGCGATTGAATCGCTTCACCAAGGGTAACAACAAATGAGCGCAAAACTGTTCCAAGACCAAATATAGCAGCAGACAATGCCACCATACTAACACCGGCAATCTTTAAAATCATAGAATCAGTACTTGCAAGCAGTCGCCCGATACTTACCAGGCCGGTTCCCATTGCTGTCAACCTTGTTGCTACCCCAAATATTCCTTTTTCAAACAATTCTGATGACAGAGCAGCCTTTCCTATTGTTTTCCCAACTGCTCCCGTAACAACCGTTGCGTTTTTAGTCGTTTTCACAAATCCTGTAATTCTGGAATTTAAAAAGCCCTGAACTCTTTCAGTTCTTATCAATGTATTCAAAAGACGATTATTGATAAACGTTTGGACATCTATCAAGCCAACATGGAGTCGGTGCCAACCACTTGTCAACCTTATAACACCGTCAGTCATGTAGGTTGTGGCATTAAAAACGCCAAGAATGGCAAGATCAACACTTTTAAGAAATACCCTTGATGATATTAGTAAGGTTCCAAGGGTTCCCCAAATCGCTATAAATTTGGCAGTTTCTACTGCAAACCCGCCAATTGCTTTTGCAGCGGCATCAATCCCGGTGGCATGAAGAAGGGCACCTGTAACAGATCCATATTTTTCTTGCATTTCTTCGAGCTTTCCATTAATCGCCCCAATACTGGTTGCTAAAACATCAACCTTTCCGGCCATTTTTAAAGCAAGATTTCCAGCGGTATCAAATCCTCTCAGCTTAAGAAGAAGCCCTATAATTGTTAATGCCCTGATTATTTTCTTAAAATCAAGATTGATAAAAAAGTCATAAAACCGCTTAATTGTTGCTGTAATATTTTCAACATTAGTTGTTAGTCTGGTAAAGCTTTGACCAAGGCTTTCATTTTGTTTCTCAAACCTTCTGCTGGCCTTCTCGCTATCTTCAATGCTCTTTTTTACCGAACCAAGGTTTTGATCAATCTTTTGCAATGTGCTTGTTGCTTGATCGACCGCTTTTACCAAGTATCTAATTTCGAGAGTTTCTTCCATGTTTTTCTATCTCTTTGGTATGCTTTTCGATGGTTTGATTTTTATATTTGGCGAGTTCTTCTTCAATTATAGAGTATGCGTCAAGCTCAAGCAAAGTAATATCGTTATGTGGTGAAACTATTCCCAATTCTCTCATGGTTTTCATGTGGGAATATGATCTATATATCTGATTTTCAATGCCATTAAAGTATGACACTGGGCATTGCTTGATTATTTCTTGATTTAAAAACTGGAACTTAAAGCTTGAAAAAGGGAAATGATTTTCGCAATTTCTCATCTCCCTTTTGGCTTGTGGGCAATCGTTGCAATCAAATTGCTTTGCCCTTTGGTCAAAACCGAACCATGAAAGCAGGGCTAATTTTTTTTTACGCCCTCTGCTAGCATATCAATATCACCAACAGCGTTAGATAGTTCTTCGTAGAGCTTTCCTAGCAATGGGTGCTCATAAACTTCTTTGATGCTCATTTCTTCATTTACACCTTCACCCATTGGGGATTTGACTTTGAATACTTTTGGGCATCTTTTTGCGTTAATGTCTAAGCTTTTTTGCGCCATGTCCAGCTTAACATTCTTTTTTCCTGCCAAAACAGAGGCTTCAACTAAATGATTTGTGATAGCGCTCTGGTCTTTTGCGCTGAGAGGAACAATCATGGCATATCCCTGCTCTTCTTCTGGTAAATCTCTGTTTCCGTTAAATTCGTAATAATACTTTAGTGGTTCCATCCTTACTCCTTGTAAAAAAAGAGGGGCTAAAAGCCCCCCTTTTGCACTGTGCTTTTCGAGTAAATATTATCCGAAAGAAGCAACAAACTCAAGTTTGTTTCCGCTAGCACCTGTGTGAGCGCTAAAATTCAGCTCTTCAATCATGTTATCATCGATGTCACCTGTTTTCGTCTGAGTAATCATGATTTGAGGCATGAAAAATGCCACCGTACGACCCAAAATGAAGCCGCCAGAATCCTTTTGGCCAATTACAACCATCATCTTGTAATCAGTCAGATTATTCAATGCGTTGTAAAGGTCAACAGTTCCATCGGCGTACGGGTTAACGGTTCCGGTAATGGTTCGTTTTCTAACGATTGAACCAATCTTCCCGCTTTCCTCTTTAAAGGATTTCTTTTCAGAAACTTCATCTTCTACGCTAATTTCAAGGTTGTTGGCATCAACCAAGCTTGACCCAAGGTATGTTTCAACATTGAATCCGGTCAGCCCCTGCACTTCTTCATAATCAGGAAGATGTGAAGCTTTGGTTGTGGCGGTTCTTAGTGCTTCAAGAGCTTGCATTTCAAAGGAAAATTTTGCAATTGCACCTGTTTCAATGGTAACGCTCATGGATGAAACTAAACAGCCAACCAGCTGCTCAAAATAGCCATCAACATCACTGTTCCCCTGATAAAATCCAGCTGTAAAGTGAGCATGACCTTCGTTTAACGGCTTATAGTTAACGGTGGCGTTGACTACATCTCCAGCTGTTGGAGCATTTGACATAGCAACGTTACAAACCACTCTGTTTCCATGAATTGCGCTTCCAGCTTCATAAGAAGATGCACCGGTAAGATCAGCCGCACCAAAGCCTAAATTAAGCTCTAAAAAGGCAATGGCTTCGTTTGCACCGGTTGCCAGCAATAAGGCAAAATTCGCCGTACCCGCAACGGTGTACTTGTATGACCCATCAACCTGCTCTTCCGCCGAAACGGTGTAGGTATCAGCGCCTACCGCTTCCATCTTTGACTTAATTTCTTCGCCAATTGAACCTGAAACATCACTTCCACCATGCAAGTAAGTTCCGGCCGCAAGCGTTGCATTTAGTTCTGCGCCACCTTCATTAAAGTCAATCGCATCATTTACCCCGGTGACTACATCAAGCTTCATCGACTCTGCAAATCTAACCACTCTTCCGTCAGTGGAATTGCTAATTAGAAGCATGTCGAATCGCTTAATGTTGCCCTCTGTGGAGAAGCCAAACTCTGAAGTAGATGGTGCTGGAGTGGCGCTAACAGTTTCCGCGGTGGAAATGTTAGGAGTTCCAATCGCGCTTTCCATCAATGCACCAAAATCTGGTTCTGTTGGGCTTGAAGCATCTCCGTGACTTCTGACTTCTGTTGTAACTGATGCGCTAGCAGTTTCCATTCCCAGTTGAGGCTTTTTAACCCCAATAGTACCAGAGAGAAGTTCACTTTCTAAAAGCTCCCTTTGCCCAGTGGTTACATCTGGTTTTTCGATGGAAACATAGCCATCTACATTAGAAGTCGGAACAACGGGAGTTTTCTGCGATACTTGCTTTTTAAAGTAAGCAACAGTATTTCTCGTGTTTCCCATTTTTAAATCTCCTAAGAATAAGAAATATTAATTGTTAAATCTACAACAAAACTAACCTCAATCTTAACAACAGTATTAGATTTCATCAATTCGGGAGGAGCAAGATTCACCGATCTGATACCTCTAATCTTGTCAGGGATACCCAAAAAGGTATCGTTAAAAAATGAAGCTATTACCGTATCAATATCGCCATAAAGTGCGTCGATGTTTGGAGCGATGTCATCGTCATACCTTGACTCTACTGAATTGGTAAAAATAACCGTCAACCGAGCATCAATTGGCACTTTTCTTGTTGGCCCTCGACCGGTGACACCTTCGCCCCACCTAACGCCATAGCCCTTTGCCAAAACTCGATCTGTATTTTTTTCGACATCAAAAACATGGTGAAGCTCCTTGTAACCGCTTCCGGCCAGGAGAGTTTCAAGCCTTGTTATTGCTGCCTGTCTTATATCTTGTAAGCCCATGGTTATCCTTTAATAAAAATAACTCTTCCGTTAATGGTTACCCATCTTCCCTTGGCTCCACTTTTGTAAGCCTTGTACGCTGCCGCACCAGCAAGCGCCAGGCCACCAGCAATCAATGCTTTCCTGCTGGTTCCTGCCCTAAATGCTTTTTTCCCAAGAGATTTACTCATATTTGACGAAATTCTTTTGTCAATCTTGGTCGTGCTCATACCTGCACGTTTCACGTTTAATCTTAGTTTTTTTAGTTTTGCTGTTCTTTTATCTCTTTGAATATCTTCTGGGCCGTAACTTCTTGCTTCGTGATAACCAGCTTTAAGCTTTGAAAACTTCGTGGTTTTCATTGCGCCAACAGATCCACCTTTTTTTCTAAATATACTAAAATCTTTACCGTTATGCTTAACCTCTATTTTAATTTTCTTATCAAGGTCTTTAATGATCTTCTTTAGCTTTGATTCTTTTTCGTGCATTAATTCGCCAGCATCTCGACTTGCGGCATGTTTTTCTCTGTCATAATATTTATTTTTACCAATAATTTTGTTTATGATGCTTTCTTGCAGCTTCCATTTTGCCGGGTCTTTTGTTCTTGATTTTTCCGGCTTTTTAATATCAAGCATTTGCTGAATTATCACTTTTTTCCTTATCATCAGCAATTGCTCTAGTTCTTCTTTTTGTGCCTTTATCTTAGAAACAGCCAAGACTTTTGAAACCTTTTTTTTCTTTTTAGACATATTAATACCTTCTTATTCTGGCGTTAGTCATTGGCTTTTCTTCATTCTTGTCTATCTTCTCGTTCTGGTTAGTATCAATCCCTTTTAGCCTTTTCTTTAATAGCTTATTATACTGATCTTTAAATTCCTGCTTCATTATTCTAAGGTTTTCGCTTCCTGACATTGGGATCAATATATTTACCAGCGTCTTGAGGGCGGTTAGCTTTGCCATCTCATCAATATCTTTTGCCTGAAGTTCGTAATCGATAACGTTCATTATGCCCAAGTCGTCAACTACGTCTCTTGTGCTCATTTCAATGACTTCATACCAGTCAGTTTTACCACTGGGAAGGTATCGATCAGTGACAACTTCTGCCCATCGATCAGTTAAAAAGTCTTCATTAGTCCAAATAAGCCCAAGCCATTTAATTACAGTCGCTACATTTAACGTTGTATCCGTTTTGATTCTGACCCAATAGTAACCCTGCCCATCGGCGCTAGAAACGTCATACGGCAATTCTGGAAGGCCATCAATTTGCGTTTTTATCCAATCAGTTGGCAAATCCCATGAAATGAAGCCATTTTTAGCAAAAGGCACTCCGGCAACGCTGGTTTGATCTTCTAGGTTTTTAACACTTCGCCAATTGGTTCCACCGTAGTAATATTCGACCGAAAGTTTCCCGGCAACATCGTTTACCGTGTCAAATAAAACAAAACGACTGGCAAATGAATGTGGACAACCTATGTAAATATAATCTTCTGCCAGCACCAAACCGGCGCTCATTGTCCCGCTAGTCCAAGATGTTAACTCTGCCGATTTGTCGGAAAAGCTGCCGTTGTCATCATAGATAATTTTATTGAATTTATTGACTAATAGGTGCATATTAACCTCATTTAATTATTGCAATTACCGTGCTTATGGCAATGACAATAACAGATGTTCCTCCCATTATTTGCCATTTAAACTTTAACAACGATTTTATATCTGATTTCATTTCTTTCATATCTTCCGACATGTCCTCCCACTTAGAGGCATACGGACAAACATAATCGCTATCTTTTTTCATATTGTTCATTCCTTGACTCGAACACTTCGTCAGCTCTGTTAAAATCGTAATTATCTGAATCGCCAATTTCTATTTTTGCAAACCTTGCTACAGTAACTAGGCACCATTCATGACACACCAGACTTTCAAGATTTCTTCCAAATGGGTTTCTGCTTAATATGCCAATAGTAATTAATCCGATACCAATATTTTGAAGCAAACTATATTTGGTTCCAAGCTTTGCACTTACCCACTCCCTAATATCTTCCGGGTTGCATGGTAAAGAAATAGGAACAACGTCAATTACTTCATATTTCCTTAGCCATTCGGATCTTTCCATCTCTCTAATTCCACCTATAACCGCATCTGAAACCATTTTTTTTCCGTCAATTTCGTATTCAAACGCGTAGTGGCTCCACTTAGTTCCTTGACTCGCTCTAACAATCCATGAGAATGGGACAAATTTTCCGCGCGGGACACACTTAATTATATTTATGTGCATCACCAATCATCTCCTTGCTGTCCAACCATCGGGTTAACAGTTTCATAGTCGTGATATTTCCCAATATTCAAGGAGAAATCTACGGCATTTGATCCGGTATTGTGGTATTTAATTAAAATTCTCATTCCCGCAACTGGCCTGCCGGGGATCGCCTCAAATCTTTGAAGTGTGTTCGGGTAAACATTGAAATTTTTTGCAAATTTCTTATAGCGATACCATAGACCCGGGGCGGCCTGGTATTGAACCTCGAATCTCTCTATATGGTCGCCCTTGTTTGGACTCCAAGCATAGAAAAATATTTCATTAAACATGTTATTTTTTGTAAACGTAAAATGATGATCAGAAACGCTATTTGCCGGTGCGGTAAATAATGAACTACCCTCTGCTGCTGTATCCAGCGAAGGTTTGACTGATCCATATTTTGCATCAGCGTAGCAATGCGACCAAAAAGAAAATAGCAATAAGAGTAATAATAAATATCTCATGGAAACTCTCTCCATCTTCCGGCCATTAAAAGCTTTGAAGTTGAATTTAACGTTCTGGCAACAAGAACAAGAATATCTGATGTTCCATCTATTGCCCTACCCATAAAAACGTTACTAAGAAAACTATTATATTGCGTGTCTTTGCCAACCTGTACATATCCGCCATCAAGCTTGTATCCTCCGCTAACAGTCAATGTAGATGCGTTTGAAACATACTCTGTTAAAGATGCAGGTGTATCTACCCATGTTGGAGTTCCAGTTATTGTTGGATTTAAATATATTTCCCAGTAAACCTCACTATTTCCAGACGTTGCAACAAGGTTAAAATCAATTGGCCTAATTGCCGCCCTGTTTGTGTTTGGATCAAGTCTTATCATCATTATTGGTTGCTGAGTTTTACTAACCGTTACTTCATTTGCTCCAGTGTCTAATGTTCTTAGTATCCCAAGTGGCATTGTTCCGCCCTTTGACGAAACATCTGCCGAAATTAAATAAATGCTTCTTGATGATGCCTGAGCAGTTGTGTTTTCTAGGGTGAACCTTATTGGTAGTGTACCGGTCTGAACAAATGGATAATCAAGTTGATTTATTGAACAATAAGAATGTGCATACAGTGGATGGCCATTATAAAGAAAGCCAAACCTTGCCCCACATTCTCCAAATTCAATAATCATAGTTTGAACTTTGCTAAAGTCTATATTGTATCCTGAAGATCCTGTTCCATCTAGCTTGTCTATGTTCCATAGAGATTGTGAAACATTTAATACCTCTGTAACTGATCCAGTGCTTGATGATCTAATAACGAACTTTGGAGTTGTACCGTCAATTCTGAGCATGAAACCATTTTTATCATCAAATAACCCGTATTCTTGTACAAGCCCCGACGTTGGAGTGTGACCAATAAAAACAATTTTTGACTTTTGCGATTTTCCCCTAAAAAACGAAATATATCTTCGTGTTGATTTTATTACCTTGTCGTTAATTGCTGTTGTGGTCGTAAGCTTTCTTGCTTGCTTATCCGTGTCCTGTGAATCGGTTGCTGCCCCAGTAATCGATGAATCCCAATATATGCCGTCACTTGTATCGAACCTGAAATGATACTCAAAAACAGGAAGAGGTGTAACCGTTGTAAAGTCTCCATAAACATCATGATGATATTCCTGAAACTCTATATGTATTGGATCATCATTACTATTTGTTGCATGAACTTTTAGTCTATCACCTATATTACCTATTAAACTGTAATCTGTTCCTCCAGTAATGGTATTATCAGGAGAAAGATCGCCAAATCCAGATATAGAGGCGAATGACGGAAATAGCACAACCGCAAAAACTATTGCGAACAACAATAATTTAAGCATTTTTATCATTTTTTATCTCCAAGCTTCCCCGACTTAGGGATTGAATCCAACACCTGACGCTTGATTGCGCCATCAATCTTTTTCTCCAGACCAACAAACCACTGAAAAAGGGAAGCGGCATGAATTACCGCGTTCCCTTTTAAGTCAAAACTGCCATTTGCAACCACGGTGTTAAATTGCTTGAGCTTAACCAAATCATCTTTATCAAATTTTGCAATTTCCTTAATCATGGCCGCAAAACTCCTTTACCTTATGCTGCGTATTCCACAATACGAACATCATTAGTCGTTCCAGAATCTGCTATAGCGAAGATGTCGGCACCGTCATCAAGTTCTGCTTCGTAATAACCTTTCTTTGGTAGCAATGCACCGTTAGCAACACTTACTCCAGTAGCTTCTTTGATGTAAATGTTGTTGTTTGAAAGGTTTTGAATCAGAACGGCAAGCCTGCCGACTAACGGAGTAGATGCCAGCTCACTTTCAGCAGCATTGGAAACCGTTGCAGCAGATACTTTCCATTGAGAATAACCACCTGATACTGTGCTAACAGTACCGTCAACGGTAATTGAACCACCACCGTCTACAATGGTTACAACGTCAGAGGCAGTTAATGCTCTAATGTCGAGAGCTGTCGCTTGAACGGTTAACGTTGGAGCGCTAACAATATCAACCTGCATTTCGGTGCCGTCAACGGCTCCGGCAATAGTTGAAAGGTCGGCATTGTCAACAGTAATACTATTTCCACCGTCATTAATGGAAATATGTCCACTGCCATCAATTAAAAGGTCATTTGTGCCATCCGATACCTTAATTGAATGAACAGCTGCTTGAATGTCGTGAAGTCCCATGGTCATAAGTCTCCTCCTTGAGTATTTTTTGCGTTAACTGATAATACCATGATTAAAACATCTCCTCTATTTCAATTACAGTATTATCTATTGAAGCCTGTAAATATATGATTTTTGAATCGAATTTAACCGGCTCGAAAACCTTTTCATTTAGCGCCGGAATTGTGCTGTACTTTGTCCCGCTCTCTGTCTCAACAAAGCTGTATTGCAGCACGGCAAAATTTCGCGCCTTTATTATTACTTTTTTAACGTCATTCTGAAATGTATGACTGTATTCCGTTCCAGCTGTTGCAAGTGCTTTATTTGTAATTTTGCTATCGCTAGAACTTTTTATTTGAGCTACTGGCCTATTTGTTTGATTTCCAAAGCTCATCTAAGCAACCTCTACAACTTTTAAGATAACCGTTTTTCCTGTCTCTGCAATCGCGTAAAGCTCTACCTCCACATTGGACTTTATGGCAATGTTTGACGTTTCTCCCGGTGGAATATCCATGCCGGAAGTTGTTCCCAATGCGTTTCCTGCCTGAACCCCTGTTTTTGCTACGTAAACAGTGTCTGTTTCAGATTTATTTGTAACCATCATAAAGTTTCTGTCAGCTAACGGACTTGGCGGTATTTTTACCTCAGTATCCCCGACTTCAAAAGTAGTTACCCTAAAGTCTTTACTTAGCCCAACTGGAGCAGAATCAACGCTTCCAAATATTTTAACAAGCCTTGCCCAAAGCTTTTGTGATTGATCGGTGCTATCATGGATTAATTCAAATGATTGCGCCTGTTGGCTATCAATGTTTCTTCCACCTGACATAATCGCTCCAATTAAAAGTTAAAAGGGAGAGGCGCAAGCCCCTCCCAAATCAACACAACGAACGATTAATAACCGTCAGAGCACTCCGCGTAGAAGTGAACTTTCCCGGCCGTAAGATCGGCAACACCGATCAAAAGGGAAGCAATTACTTCTGCGCTTGCCTTGTACTTCTTGCCGCTTTTGGCGGTTTGGTCAAGAAGAGAGACGCCTTTTCCAGCATCTTCAGAAAGAAAGCCAGCAACAAGGTTGGCTTTTGCTTCAGAGAGCATAAAAGCGTCGGTGTCACCACCAGTAACGCCAACTTCCATGGTGGCCAAACCAGCTGATTCAACAGCTGTTTCAACTTCTAGCCACATATCATGGATGATGGTTCCGGCAGCAAATTTAAAAAGATCGATTTCGTTTCCAGCGCCGAAAGCTCCACCGTCTTTTGAAAAATCAAAAAGCGCGTGAACAATCTGTTTCCGCCCTTTAATTCCTTTAACATCTACTTTTGCCATTTTAAAAACCCCTAGTTTTTATTTTTTTAACATTTCGTTTCTTGCCTCGAATCCAGACCCTCTTACATGTTCGGGCATGGATCTTTGACCTTCAAGCTCAAAATAAATAACTCTCTCACTGGGATTTGGGGCAAGAACTTGCCAATTCTCCTTAACTCTTCCCTTGAGCATTGTAATAAACTGACGAACTTGTTCATCAGGGTCAACCTTGCTCTTTTTGTTGGTTTTAAAGTAGTGGAGATTTGTAAACTCAAGCCCCATTTAAACCCCGATTAAGTGTTATAAATCTTGTAAACGCGCTTGTTATCGAATTGCTCAAGACCGAAAAGGTTCTCTGCGCGAACTCGCTTACTTGGCACGTTAGTGGAAGCTTCAAGATCCATTTCTTTGTATTCTGCGCCTCTTTGCATTGCAATTTGCATGAAAGAAGGATGCCAGAAGTACGCAGTGTTTTGAGGAAGCAAGTTAGATACATAAACTTTGAATCCATAAACAGGATCTTTGATCGAACCACTCAAGAAAACACTTGAAGTAGGATTGAAATCACGAGAAATAAACTCGTTAATCTGAATCAAGTCTTCCTTATAGTAGGGATCGATGATTGCAATACGGCTTCCATCATCAGGAACATTATTAACGTCTAGAACTCGGCTAGCTTCAGCAATAAGGGCTTTGCTCATGGCAGATTGTCCACTTTTTGAAGCTGCTGGGTTGATAGCATCAATAATTTCTTCGTCTACGGCACGAGCAATCTCGTGCCCAAGTAGCTTTCTGATTTTCTCTTGAGCCTTTGGGTTACCTTGGTACTCTGCCCAGTTGGTAACGTCAACGCCGTAAAACGCTGAGCGGTCAACAATTAGATCCTTGTTAACAAAAATTGGTTGCTGAGTGTTGTACGCTTCGTTATCATTTCTACGAATTTGCGCACGGCCTGGAGTTTGAAGTTGGGAAACGTGAACAGTGTCACCCCAAGCTTTAATCTCACCTTCGTATTCGTCTTGAATTAGAGAAGCGACGCCAAGTTGTGGCCGTAGCTCTTCGTAGAACTCCTCGGCCCATACTTCCTTAATAATCGGCGAATATTCTGCTTTAGTTAGCATAATTTTTTCTCCTTAATTAACTAATTAAACCTTCACTTTGTAGTTTTCTTACTTCGTCGTTAAATTTCTCTGGAGAGTTTTTCTTAACTTCTCGCAAGTAACCAATTGGATTCGCTTTATAGTCAATTGACTGAGCCGAAGTGGTTTGTGTGTCCGTGATGGTTTTCACTGGCTCTGTTTTTCTGAAATAAATGTCATAATCCTCATTGTTCTCGTGATAATCAAAAAATTCCCTTACTCCGGTAACTGCTTCAGTTTCTGGGTCATATTCTAACATGTCGGTATTACCAACAGAAAGTAAATGATCCCAATGCTTACAGTTCCGTTTCATCGCCTCCTTTGAAACACTTTCAGAGATGGCCTTCGCCATAAGTCTCTGGTCAATTTCATCAAGCTGTTGTTTTTGACGGCGAATAATTTCGTCTTTGTTGTTCTCTGCCATCAGCTTTTCTTCTTCTGCTTTTCGCGTCCGTGATTTCCACTTCTTGCTTTCCTCCAAAAGTCTGTCATTACTCGCCTTAAGCTTTGCAAACTCCTCCAGAGAAACAGAATCGTTTTGGCCTTGGTCATCAGTGGAAACGCTTTCCACCTGCTGAGAATAACCAGCAAAATCCGTTGTATCATCGGTAGATACCCCATCCGTCGTCGTTGGTGTTGTTCCAAATGTGTTCACATTCGTAACTGTTGCTTGTTCATTTACATTCGCACTTTGAACTTGCATGTTTTTGCTCCTATTTTTTCTTGTTAATATGCCGTTTTAGTGCTCGATCAAAGATTCCTTTAAATTTCGCACTATTTACAATTTCCTCTTTGTCTCTATTGGATAAACCAAAAAAAGGTCTCTTAACCTTTCGCTTTGGAGCGCCCTTAACTGGTCTTCCTTTCTCGTCTCGCGGCAACACATCAACTCCCTCTTGTGCGCCACGCAGCTTGCCATAGTCTCTCTCTCTTACTGATACACTCACACTGTCTCTTGTTGTCGAGCGTACATACATGTTTTCCAACATATCTCCCGTTAGGGTAAGGTCAACATTAGGGGAACCTTTTTGCCGAGCATATTGAGGAGTATATGGCCTCGTATTGAGATCATATTCTCTACCGTTCTCGACTCCGACTCCCGCCTGTGTCCTTTTCCTTATTTGCTCTATTATCAAGTTTCCTATCCGCTTTTTGTCCGCTTCGTTTAATATTTCCAGCGACTCGATCTTTTCCTTGTCGTCCTTCAATAGAGCTAACAGGTCTATTTTCCTGCCCTTTTGCGTTGCCAGCCTGAATCTCCCTGTTTATTTCATCGGCTTTTTTACCGATTTCTTCTTCTTCATCGATTTTTTTAGCTGCCCTAATTTCGGCTTCCCTTTTAAGTGCTTCTTTCTCTGACATGCCATCGTTAAACCTCATGTGCTTTTCATGGGGCAAAATAAAGCCATTTTCATCAAGATAGACAATTGTTGTCGCTTTCTCTTTCTCGGTGGTTAACGGCTTAATTGCGTTAAAAATAATCTTTAACTTATATTTGTTTTCACCAAAATCAGGCGTATTTAATTTTGGATAATCATCAGGCCATTGATTTGAATCCTTTAGATACTTAGCAATGGAAATAACTTTCTTGAAGTTATCTTTCTCAATTCTTGCGTAATCTTTTTGCTGATCTTCAATGTTTGTAACAGTTTCAGAATCGGCGATAAGCCTATCAATGGCACTAGCAAAATTCGTTGCATTTAACTCTCCACTAACTTTGTCAGTGGTTAGATCATTTGTGGTTAAAAGTATCCTAGTAATGGCAAGGGCAATTTCTAGGTGGCCAGGAAGATCCGGGTTTGGATTTGCGAACTCAAACTTACTATTACCGTTCTTGTTGTTGATATTAATTACATGCGTAGGGCCTGTTTTTGTGATCGCTGGAGGAGTTTCCCCGTCATAATAAATAACGGCCTGGCCAAACCCTTGCTGTGCCGCAATGTGAATAATATCGGAAAATATAACGTTTAAGTCTCGACTGACCTCTGCAATTTCATTTCCGTGGGGGTAGAAATGACCATCTGTAGCCTTTTTGATCTGAGTAAAGGGCATTACGGCAAAAGGGTTCTTGTTCCCTTCATTTTTGGGGTTCTTTGTTACAACATTGGTAAAAATTACCTGACCCTTACCCTCTCCCTCGGTGATTTCTTTCTTTATCCGAGTAAAAACGAAGTTATAATCTTTACTCCAGACGTTATACAGACCAACAACTTCGCCACCCATTGCTTCTTCTGGCGTATTATCCCAATCGATGAACTTGTGAGCAGTGGTAAAATCAGCATGGTCAAGCTTGAAAACAATTACCTCTGCCTTGGTCTTTGAGGTATTTGGAATGGCGGTAAAGAGCTGTTGCGGAAGTGCCTTAAACCTAATTCTATTGTCATCTGACAAATAATTAAACAACTCAACGTATTGATGATTTGTATATAGCTCACTCGCCTTTATCATGACATCATCAAAGGTGTTTCCATCTTCCGATGGATCAGCATAAACATAGTTAAGAAATTCAGTTAACCGCTTGTTTACTTCTCCGGTTTTTACATCAACAACTTCCCGTCGAACCCCGGCAGAATAAGCACGAGACAACTTACGGATCATCTTTTTACCTATCGTCAAATTCATGACGGTCATTTCATTCCATGACTCGGGGTACTTTTTACGCAATTGCTCTTCAACTAAACGCTTCTGGTTCTCATTTATAATCTGATACGCTCTAGTGTGACGATCAATTCTCTGGTCATTTTCAGCAGATTCAACCATTTGGACAATGTTATTTAGAACTGAATCATCTGTAAGATTATATGCCATTTCGAAACCCTATCTAAAAGGAGTTAAATAAATTCCAGTTTCTTTGTTACTAAATTGATCAAGCCCGTGTTCGTAGACACAGTAATATTCAAGCGCAGTGTTAGCGTGGGAAGTCCAGTCGTGCAGCGGCTTTTCATTCTCTCCATGATCCTTTTCCGGGTACTTATAGTTTTCTACGCAGTCACAGAAAAAGTTTAACCGTTTGTTCACCAATATTCTATCACTAGAGCCTAGCATATTGACAGATAAAATTCTATTCTTTATAACGTTTGGCACCTTCATGCGCAGCGTAATATGATATTTGTCGTAAATATAACTGGAAATACTATCTCCAGAGATTCTTTCTCGGTTTTTTGCGTCCGGGTCACCATACCATCCAGAAACATCTCTCAAGGTTAAAAATCTCCCATGATGTGCCTTGTATCCACCAAGAATCCTTGCAATTTCAGTAAATATCTGAGGGATGCTCCTGTCAGCTTCTTCCCAGTGGTCAAAAATCCTTAATTGCCCATGGTAATCCTGAAGAAAAATAACACTCGTTGGATCCCCAATCCCCCAGTCAATTGAAATAAGAACTGGATGATTTGGGTTGTATTCGACATCTACGGCATGTTTTTCCCGGCTAAACCACTTGTAAACCCTTCCCTTGATTGACTTGTTGTAGGAAATGTCAACTTCCTGCGCCATTGTCTCTGCCGGGAGAGTTGCCGCCATCTTGTCGTACCACTCTTGAGTTTTGCCCGGATGATCTCTCCAGTGCATAGTGAAAATATCAATGTCTGTTTCCCATCTCAATCGAGCGAACTCATTTCCCCGCCCATTTGGGGTTGACCCGTACACGAGACAGTTACTTGTTTGAGATACCGCCTCCTGCACCTTCACAGAGCGCGGAATATGGGCAAATTCATCGATAAAATAGATACTGGTACGATCACCCCTCCCGATGTCATCTCCACCTTCGCCGGCGACATACGACTCCATCTCGGGGATTTTAATCAATCCTATTTTTGAGTGTTTTTTCTCATTGTAACCATGTGTTAGGAACCCCGGAAGGTTCCATAATATGAACCTAATCCGCTGCAAGAGGCTTTTCATGTTCCCAATTTCATCTACCAGGCCAAACTTCCTTGAGCCAACACCGGCAGAAAAACCCTTTTCGGTGATCATTTTCCAGACAATCCAGCCTAAAAATACCCAAGAAAAGCCCATGTCTCGGCTTTTTTCGACTAACAGAGGCTTTTTAAGCTCGTAGCACTCATTTAGCTTGTAACAGAAATCTCTTTGAAACCCATAAAGAAGGAATGGGAGCGTTTTACTTTTCGTCCGGGGATCATACGTGTAGACAAAATAATTAAAGAAAAAGATGAAGTCACGATTGACCATCTCAACTATTTGCGCCCGAACTTTATAGTTCCTCTTGCCGGATTCAATTATTTTGTATCGTTCCTTGAGGTTTTCAATCATCCATTAAAAACTTTTTATTAAAGTTAAACTCCTCTTCCTGCTTTCCGACCAATTCTGATCGCAATACTTTTATTTTAGCATCAGCGGAGATGCAAACGTGCACATCGTTCCTATTTTCACATCTTTTTAGGGTAATTTTGGCGATAATTTCACCGTTTTCGATAAGTGTGAAGCTCTGACCGAACTTCCTTTTAATCATAAGCACAAATTGTCTCCAGTCTCTTCGACACTTTCAGCGTCGATGTTAATATCAAAATTACCACCATATTTATTCTTGAGAGCTTGAACACCAAAGTAGATCGCGAAAAACATGTTGTCACAGTCAGTTATCTTGATAATTGGGCTTGCTTTATACATCGCAAAGAATGTCCACTTGCCGTGGCTATTGCCTACTATCTGATAAGACAAACTAAACTTAAATTGATAATCATCTAGGCGCTTTTGAAGCTCGAACCATGCACTCAAAATAGCGTCCAGAAGAACTTATGATCAATAAATGACCCGGCAATTAAACCAACGCCGGCTATCACTGCTCCGACAGTCTCATTAGCTCCAATCTTTCCGTCGCCAGTGATTGAGCATCCATACAAGTACAACGCCAAGAATATTAAAACTGCAAACATTCTTCCCCCTAAATCCAAATAAGTTTGAAATCATTCCTCAACAACTTGCCCATGAAATACTCACGGTTTTCTTTGCTCATTTTATTAAACTTCTTCTTGAACATCATAAAATTAACATCAAGCCTAGTACTTGACCTAAACGCTGCCGTCATTTCAACAAGGTCTTTTATTGCCTTGGTAGTCATTAGCTTTTTAACTTCCACCCTGATTGGAACCGTGATTTTGTGTCGCGCAAACTCACTATAAAGCTCTGCTACGCTTGGAACCTTTTCAGTAGTGTGCATCAGCTCCAATGTTTCAATTTGCCCGGCAGTTAGCTCGTAAATAGACTTTTTCTGAAGCCTTTTGTCTGCGGTAGGGCAAAGCCTTTTGATGGTTTTCCTCTTTGTTGCATCATGGAACACATATAAAAACCCATCTCTTGACTCTACTACGTCAAACTCAAAGTATTTAAAGTTTTTATGATCTTGATGTTTAAGTCCTTCCCTTAGGGCGGCTATGGAGTTTTCTGGAATAGTTGGATGCAATTTATCATACAACCTATGCCCCCAGTTGGTGAATCCGCCCTTCTTTAGTGCCTTATAAACCCATTTACATTTCCACATAGTTAAATCCCTTCTTGCATATCATATAGAAGTTGCTTTCTTTGGTTGTTAACAGCAACATACAAAGCGCTAGTATCATGCCCGGCTTTTCTGTGCAGCTGAATCAGATTGTAAATTGTCCCCTCAATTTCACGGATAGTTATTGATCGCTCTTCTTGCTTTCTATATCTTTCCTGTTGTTCATAATCTTCTTTACTCATGTTTTCTTCATGCTCTTTCATTTCTTTCCCTCGCCTCTTTTTCCAGCCTTTTCGCTTCCTTGCTGACATTTTGGTTAACTAAGTATTTAACGGCTTCAAGTATTCCCATGCACTCAATATTTGAAAAATTTCCAGCTCTCAATATTTCCTTAATCTCGGCAATTGCATCTACTTGCTGCCTTTCTCTCCCTTCTAAATCTTCAATCTTCACAACTCCCCCCTACTTGTTACTTGTTCCTTCAACGCCCCTAGCTTCCCTGTTTGCCGTTCTTTGCGCTTGCCAAAGAATTGCCTCATCGAGCCTGGTCAATGTTATTGCATTTTCCCGACAAGGAAACTTTTCATTTAGCCCATAAATCATGTGCCTTGCTACTGCGATCATGTCGACCACTTGACAGCCATTAACTCCATTCTCTTTGATGGGGCCATTCTGAATTTTAAATGAAATAATGTTTTGTTCGTCATCGATATTAATGAAATACTTCGACGACTCAGTAAACTCGTTTGGAAATTTCGTTG